CCGGAGCCTTTGTCCATCCAAGGGGTTACGGAGTTTCTTGATGGTGCTGCTTCTGTCATGGGTGCTATACCCAACCGCAGTTCCATCATGCGTTCTGCCAAAGACCTTCATTCTTTAGTCCTTGGTGCTCGCGATGTTAGTTCAGTTTTGTCTGTTTTGTGTGATTGGATGCCCTTATGGGTGCGTCAATTTGTTGCTAGTATGATGCCTGATCAAGGTTGGTACGTTCTTGTGCAAGACTTGGACGTCGAGAAGCTTTTCCAAGAAGCTGACTTGATTTTAACACCTGCCAACATCGGTGTTGTTTCTTTTTCGAACACAGGCTATCCTGCTTTTCAAATTGTGTACGACAAACTTCTCATTGTCCAATCTCGTGTTGAGAAGGTTTCTTGCCCTCCAGCCTTTTCCACCCATCTTCGTTCTCTTGTCCAGCGTGGTGAGAATGTGTTTAATGCACATGCGCGTTGGGCTGCTTCTGATGGTAAGCGTTTTTGTCCGTTTTCTTTCATGTTGTGTGGGGATTCTCGTTCAGGCAAGTCTACTTTGTGTCGGGAGCTTCTTATGGCTTTTGGGGAGTTTTATCCTCGCTCTTGGGGTAGTTCCCATTGGAGTGGATATCATGGTCAAATTGGAACTGAGATCGACGATTGGGGTTGCGACAACAAAACCAATGATGGATATCGTGAGTTCATTCAGATGATTTCATCTTCGCGTTTCATTCCAGAGTTTGCTTCCTTGGATGACCCCACTGTCGGTATCAAAGGAACTGAATTCAATTCTTTGATTGTCGGTTCTACCACTAACAATTCCTTCCCTCGTCCATTTGATTGGCCATGTTATGACAATATCTATGAACGTCGTCACGTTCTTATTAGGGTCACTCGCACTAGTCGCGATGGTGAACCTTTTGAGGCCACTTATGCTTGGATTTCCCGTTTTCCTCCTGGGCACCGACTTTATGAGGCCGGTGAACATTTTTTGTCTCGTGATTCTGTGTTTGAGCTCATTAAGGAGAAGTTTTTGGCCCATATGGCTAATGAGCAACGTGTTCTTGATGCTGCATACCAAACGGGTTGGAAAGTCGAGATTCCAGTTATGCGAACTCGACTTGAGGCTGATACCGAACCTCTTGCTCAGATTCCTGTTCAACACGATTTTACTCGTGCTGATGCTATTTGGGCTGCTGAACTTGCGCGTGTGACCGCTGCTATGCGTCGTGATCAACGTCCCCCACTTGAAATTCCTGTTGAGCCTCTTGCTTTGTCCAATTGTTTTGCTTACGCTTCTATTGCGTATAAAGACTTTGTTGCTAGTCATCCTTATGTTCCTGTTTGTTTGCTTGGTACGGCCAGTTTGGGTGCTTTAATCCTCGCTTACAAGTTACTTGGGCCTAAAATCAAGGCACAAGCTGCGACTGGTTACCCTACTAGTCCTGGCCGTACTATTACTCTTCGCAAAGGTGCGCAGAGTGTCCGTCGCCCTATGATTCAAGGCGAT